TAACACAATTCACTTTATTAACTAAAGGTACGCTACTGACCCCTATTTAACATATCCCAACCCACTTTTAACAGTTGCTAACACATTGTGGCACGCTTTTTGCTATGGGTCGCAATTACCAAAATTTAACACATTGCGCCCGACTTTGGCACGGTTTTTGTTATGCGTGTGCGCCCGTGAAATTGTTTCACGTGGAACACTGCCACACCGACACACAAAATAAATTGTTTCACGTGGAACACAACACCAAGAGTTAATAAAAGTTAAAACGAAAATAATTTGTGCGCTTATGCTTGTATGTTAGAAAAAAGTTGTATCTTTGCAACGTGTTACTTAAACAAGTTGAAATATGAAAGAGTTAATACAGCATTTCAGAGAGCAACCGAAACAAGCAATTAAAGAGGTTGCAATGTGTGTAATGATTTTTGCCGTATGTGGCGCAATGTTGTTTTTATCTGCAATCTTGCAGGGTTGCTCCGTTTCAAAGGGTACAACTGTGAGAGGTAAGGCAACTATAATAACAACCGATACAACGGTAGTTAAGCACAACGGCACGTTGAAATTTAAGAAGTCTATGTTTAACAATTAAAAGTTTACTACAATGAACGAAAAAAGAAACGCATTTGATGAGTTTAGTTTTGCCGCTTTGTCGGCTTTGGGTAGCCTTATGGCGTGTAATGAAGTTTGCCGCAATCAAAGGGTGGTTATGAAAATAAACCGCTTTCGTGCGTGGCTTATGGACTTGAAGCCGCAAGACAACCCCGAACCTAATTTGCCGTTTGACGATGAACCGAAAGGGCAGACAGCCGAATAACAATTAACACCAAGTTTAACAATTAAAAGATTACTACAATGAAAAGTTTTGCAAGTAAATTTAACAAGACAACTTTCGGTATTGACACAACCGATTTTCAGTACACCAAGTTAGCCGATATTTTCAACTCTGAAAATGAGGGCGGCAAAGACGTTATCCACAAAATCAACGGGCTTTGTGTACATAAGTCACAGTTAGGCGACAGCCCCGTAATTATTGATGAGGAAAACAAACGGTTGGTGAACTTGCCAATCCACACCGCCGAAACAATCCGTGAAATACTTGCCGATGATGAGGCGGTACAAACTATCAAAGACGGCAAAGTAGGGTACACGATTTACGAGTACGAGAGCCACGGCAAGAAGTGTTACTCTATTTCGTTTGTGGACTTGTAAGAGTTTGAAAAGTTATGTTTAACTTTGTAGGGGTGTAAGCGATTGCACCCCTATTTAATATAATACCGTTATGGCAAAGTTAGGTTTTAAGATTAAATTTACAAAATCTGTTTTCGGGGCAACCCAACGGGCGAAAATCAAAAAAGAGATTTTGCAAGCCGTTGAAAGCAGCCCCGAATATAGAAAAGAGATTGCGAGGGTTTTTCAAATGGCAAACCGCCGTATTCAGAACATAGAGCAAAGCGGACAACTTTCGCCAGCCGTGCAAGCGTTGAACAAAGGCGATGTTAAGGGGTTTACCAAATTTTCAATGAAAGGCGATTGGAACACCTTAAAAATTGAGTACGGCAAGGCGATTTCGTTTTTACGCCAGCCCACCAGCACGGCGCAAGGTGTAAGGCAGTACGGGCAACACCTGCAACGTATGTACGACCTAACACCCGATGAGTACAACCTTATGGCAAGGAACTTGCAAGGCAAGTTAAACAGCGTTTCAGACAGTGATTTTGTTGAGCGTTATTTGATGCGCTACAAGGATTTCACGGGCGAAATGGAGCAAAGCGCAAGCGATATAAGCACACAAATAGAAAGTGAAGCGCAAAGCATATCACGGGCGATTGATGCGGAAATAGAGAGGCAAGCGAATGAGGTAGCCGATGCAATGAACGATATGCAAAACGATATAGAGCGCATTTTGCGCAACTTTGGCAAGTTTGGATTATGAAAAAAATACCTTTTGAGTTACAAGAAAGAATAAACAGCCCGAACGATATTGCCGATGTCCTGCAACGTGCCGTAAATGAAAAGAACATTATCGGAAACAGCAAGGGCGAGCGGTTTTATAATATACCGTGTGCGTTTGATATTGAAACAACAAGTTTTTACCGTGATACGGACGGACGGGCATACACATACGAGCAAGTGCAGCGTATGCAGGACAGCAACGGGCGCAAGGCGAAATTAGAGAAAGCCGCTATAATGTACGTTTGGCAGTTTGGCATAAACGGATATACGATAATGGGGCGCACGTGGGGCGAGTTTGTTGCGATGATGCAGACCGTAAGCGAGGTTTTGCAGTTATCCGACAAATTGCGCCTTATTGTGTATGTGCATAACCTATCTTATGAATTTCAGTTTTTGCGCAAGTGGTTTGAGTGGCAACGGGTTTTCAGTATTGATTTGCGTAAACCGATATACGCAATAACAACGGGTAACATAGAGTTTCGTTGTAGTTACTTGCTTTCGGGTTATTCGCTTGCAAAGTTGGGCGAGCAACTTATGAAATACAAGTGTGAAAAAGCCGTCGGCGATTTGGACTACCAGCAAATAAGGCACAGCGAAACGCCGTTAACCGATGCGGAAATACACTACTGCATAAATGATATTAAAGTAGTGATGTGCTACATACAAGAACGTATTGAGGAAAGCAAAGGGATAACACACATACCGATAACAAAGACGGGGTTTGTGCGCAAGTATTGCCGTGCGCGCTGTTTGCGTGAAAAGAGTGATGCAGGAAAGACCGTGCCGAATTGGGATTACGTGAACTTGATGCAGGAACTACAAATTACGGGTATGAACGAATTTAATATGCTGCAACGGGCATTTGCAGGCGGTTTTACACACGCAAACGCCGAATATACAGACGAAATAATGTATAACGTGGATAGTTACGACTTTACAAGCAGTTACCCCTATGTAATGATAGCGGAAAAATACCCGATGTCGCAAGGCGTTGCAATCACGGTTAAGAGCATGGCGCAATTTGAGTTTTTAATATCAAAGTATTGTTGCGTGTTCGATATTGAGTTTACCAACATATTTGCCAGCGAAACGCAAGACAACCCGATAAGCGCAAGCAAGTGTTTTGTTAAGGAAAACCCGTGCGAGAATAACGGGCGTATTGTGGCGGCTGCAAAAATTGCACTGACGATTACGGACGTGGATTTTAATATAATCAAAAACTTTTATTCATGGCAAAGTATGCGTGTGGGTGAAATGTACTGTTACAAGAAAGACTATTTGCCGACACCGTTTGTAAAATCTATCCTGCATTTGTACGAAAGCAAGACGAAATTAAAAGGGGTTGAGGGCAAAGAAGTGGAATACCTTAACAGCAAGGAAATGTTAAACAGTTGTTACGGTATGAGTGTAACAAACCCGTTGCGTGATGAGTTTACATATAACGGCGAATGGGATATTAACTCAATGTCGCCCGAACAAAAGCAGGAACTACTTTACAAGTACAACACCAGCAAAAACCGTTTCTTGTTTTACCCGTGGGGTATCTTTGTAACCGCATACGCACGGCGCAACCTTTTTACGGGCATACATGAAGCGAAAGACGATTACATATACAGCGACACCGACAGCATTAAGATAATGAACGGCAAGGCGCATGAAGCGTATTTCAAGGCTTATAATATGCAGGTGCAAATGAAATTGCGTGCCGCCTGCAAATATCACGGTTTGCCGTTTTCGCTTTGCGAGCCACAAACGATAAAAGGCATAACAAAGACTTTGGGCGTGTGGGATTTTGAAGGTACATATACGAGGTTTAAGACTTTGGGCGCAAAACGCTACATGGTGCAAGAACCGAACGCACTCAAAGCAGGCGGACGGGCATACGATTTCAGTATAACCGTTTCGGGCGTAAACAAGAAAGCCGCAATACCGTATCTTATTGAAAAGTACGGCGAAAACGGGATATTCGATGCGTTCACCAATTATTTGGATATACCTCCGCAAGCAACGGGCAAAAACATACATACTTACATAGACTACGAGATAAGCGGCGAAATAACCGACTACAAAGGCAGCACGGCGCACTACAACGAACGCACGGGCGTACATTTAGAGCCGACAGGGTACAGCCTATCTTTGTCGGTTATGTACATAAATTATTTGCGAGGTATCAAATTTAAGGACTAAAATAACAAGATTATGACTACAAGAAAGACAAAGGCAGAAAAGCCGAAATTTTACGACTTGAAAGCGATTTTAAGTAAGAACGCCGATTATAATGTTATATTTGGCGAACGGTCAAACGGCAAGACTTATGCAGCATTAAGATATGGTTTGGAAAACTATATAAAGACGGGCAAGCAAATGGCATATATACGCCGTTGGCGTGAGGATTTGAGGGGTAAACGTGCCGAAAGTCTGTTTGCAAATCACACCGCAAACGGGCTTATTGAGGAACTGACAGACGGCAAATTTAATGAAGTGTTCTATATGTCTAACAAGTGGTTTTTGTCGTACTACGATGCAGAGAAAAACAAGCGGACACCCGACACAACCCCGTTTTGTTACGGGTTTTGCCTTTCGGAGCAGGAACACGAAAAAAGCAGCAGTTACCCGAATGTTACAACGATTGTTTTTGATGAGTTTCTGACACGGCGGTATTATTTGCCCGATGAGTTTATGTTGTTTATGAACCTTTTAAGCACGATAATACGCCAGCGCAACGATGTTAAGGTTTTCATGTTGGGGAACACCGTAAACAAGTTTTGCCCGTATTTTATCGAAATGGGGTTGAAGCAAGTGCCGTTTATGGAGCAAGGCACGATTGATATATACCGCTTTGGCGAACACGGCGCAATAGTGGCGGTTGAGTATTGCAGTAGCACCGTACAACACAAAGCCAGCAACAAATACTTTTGTTTCGATAATCAAAACTTGCAGATGATTACGGGCGGTAAATGGGAACTTGCCGTTTATCCGCATTTGCCGTGTAAGTACAAGCCGCAAGACGTGTTGTTTGTGTATTATATCAAGTTTAACGATGTTGTTTTGCAGGGTAACATTATCCAAGTAGGCAACGAATGTTTTACGTACATACACGCCAAGACGACCCCGATAAAAGATGAGGAAAACAGCCTTATTTATTCGCTTGAAATGAACGGCAAACCGAACTACAAACGCAAGTTGTTAAGTACGGCAAGTTATGTTGAGCAGCAAGTAGCACGGTTTTTCGCAATAGACAAAGTTTTCTACCAAGACAACGAAATAGGCGAAATTGTGCGCAATTATTTAATTACGAGCGCAAAGACAAACATAGTTTCGTTGAAATGAAAATTACGGGCGGTTTGGTGCAAATTTCGTGCCAAACCGACCGTTTTACAAATAAAATGTCTATCTTTGCAAGTAGTAACTAAATAATAACGATATGGACGCAAATACTATTATTCAAATCATTTCAAGTTTGGGTTTTCCTATTGTGATGTGTGGCGCACTGTTTTGGTATATGGTGAAACAAAGGCAGGCGCACCAAGAAGAAACGGAACACCTAAAAGATACGATTGCGGAAAATACGAAAGTGTTAGCCGAAGTTACAACCCTAATTAAAGTTTTGACAGATGAAACGGAAAGATAACATTTACAAGTTGTACCAAGCGCAAATAATGGATAAGGACACCGCCGTAACCGAATTTATTGCGAACACTTTGGCGAAAACTCAAAGTATGTTTGAGTACGAGGGTTTGCCCGAAAGCATACCGCAAAAAGAATTGGAGAGGCTTTTGCAGACAACGGGCAACGCTTTTGTTACCAGCGTGGACGGGGTTTTGTATGCGTTATCGGGCGGCAAGGGCGGCGAACCCGATGTTTACGGACGGGCAACGCTTTACACCGTGGCGAACCCTGCATTAAAGTTAAACAAAACTTACGATATACAGAAAGACGGGGTTTTGATTGAGAATGACAGCAACGGCGAAAGCCTTTTGCCGCTGATTGGGCGTTATGCGGTTTTACACACTGACGGGCTTATTTCGTTGAACACTGCAAGCATATTAACCCGTATTACAATGCTGATAAGTGCCAGCGATGATAAGACGAAACAAAGTGCCGATGAGTTTTTGCGCAAGATACAAGACGGCGAGTTTTCTATTATCGGGGAAAACGCTTTTTTCAAGGGCGTAAATATGCAGACCGCACCGACTACAAACAGCGTGTACATTACGCAACTTATTGAACTGATACAGTACTACAAGGCAAGTATGTACAACGAATTGGGGTTAAACGCAAATTATAATATGAAGCGTGAACGCCTTAATTTGGGCGAGGTTAGCATGAATGTAGATGTACTTTTGCCGTATGTGGATAATATGCTAAAAGAAAGACAAAATGCAGTTGAAAAGATTAACGCAATGTTTGACACCGAAATTTCGGTTAAACTTGCAAGCAGTTGGGGTTTGGAAAGGGATAATTACAACGCTTTGGTGACTGATTTGGAAACGGCAAGGGAAAACCCCGACCCGACAGAGGAAACAACCGAAACGGACGGAAACGACACCGAAACGGACGGAAACGACACCGAAACAGACGGAAACGACACGGAAACAGAGGAAACAGAGGAAACGAAAGAAACGGAAACGGAAACGGACGGTAACGATACCGAAACAGAGGAAACAGAGGAAACAGAGGAAACAGACGAAAACAAAGAGGATAAGCAATGAAATACAGCGAACTATTTACAACGGGTAACGGCATATTCGCAACCGTTTTCAAGACAGAATATCCGACAGAGTACGCCGCAATTTTCGGCGATACCGCACCCGAAAAGTTAGACGCTTACGCCTTACTGATGTACGGCGGCAAGACCGTTGTAAGCAGCATAACCAGCGACAACGCAAGCGATGTTGTTTCGGCGGTGATTGCGGTAAACGTGCAAGGTTGGGAACGTGAAGCGGCGGCGATGTTAGCCGATTACGATGTACTGACACCCGTAACGGGCGAAATTGAACGCACGGAAACGGTTACTTTGCAGGAAAGCACGGACAACACCGAAACGGGCGCAAACAAGGCTTTCAACGACACCGATTTTTCAGACAGCGACCGAAAGACCGTGGGCGATGAGAGAAACCGCACAGAAAGCCGCAAAACGACCGAAACCAGCAAAGGAACGGGCGCAAGCAAATCAATTTCGGGCGAAATTGCAAAAGAATTGCAGTTAAGGCGTGATAATTGGAGAAAAAACATTATCTTTGCACTTGTAAGAGAGATTACAACGAGTATTTACGAATAACTAATTTAATTTTTAGCAATATGGAAGTAAAACAGATTTACACGCTTATTAACAGCGTATCGGGTGAGGTTTTGGGGCGCACTGATATTGTTACCGAAGACCTTACGGGAATTGTGGATTTAGGCACGGAAGTGTTTAACCAAAATGCAGTTGACAATTACGTTAAATCACTTGTAAACCATATCGGCAAGGTGATTTTCGTAAGCCGACCTTATGCAGGCAAAGTGCCGTCTGTACTTATGGATGCGTGGGAATTTGGCAGCGTGTTGGAGAAAATAAGTGCCGATGTTCCCGAAGCAGAGGAAAACGACACGTGGAATTTGACGGACGGGCAAAGTTACGACCAAGATGTTTTCCACAAACCGACCGTAACGGCAAAGTTTTTCAACAGCAAGGTTACGTTTGAAGTACCCGTATCAATCACCGAAAGACAGGTTAAGGAAAGTTTCAGCAACGCCGCACAGTTGAACGGCTTTATTTCGATGATTTATGCAGCGGTTGAAAAGTCAATGACTATCAAAGCCGATGCGCTGATTATGCGCACTATTAACAACATGATTGCGGAAACCGTTTTGGCTGATGCGGTTGCGTTTGGCGGTAGTGCAGGCAATTTAGCCAGTGCAGACCTTTCCAGCGCAAGCACTGCAAGATGCGTAAACCTTTTGAAGTTGTACAATGACAAGTATTTCCCTGCAACACCAGCGCAAGGCGATGGCGAACCGACCCCGAACCCCGATGCGCTTACGGCTGCAAAGGCGATAACCGACCCCGATTTTATCCGCTTTGCGTCTTACATTATGGGAACTTACGCCGACCGCCTGCAAAGCATTTCGACCGTGTTCAATGTCGGCGGCAAGGAAAGGTTTACCCCGAAAGATATGTTGCACGTTGTACTTTTGTCCGACTTTGCAAAGGCAGCGCAAACCTATCTTTATTCAGACACGTTTAACCGTGGCGATGTGCTTTTGCCGCAAGCCGAAACCGTACCTTTTTGGCAGGGTAGCGGAAAGAACTACGATTTCGCCAGCACGGGGCATATCAATGTTAAGGAAAGCGGCGGCAAAGCCGTTGAAATTTCGGGCGTGTTGGGCGTAATGTTCGACCGTGATGCGTTGGGCGTTTGCAATCTTGACAGACGGGTAACGACCAACTACAACGCAAAGGCAGAGTTTTTCAACAACTATTACAAGTTTGATGCAGGGTATTTCAACGATACAAACGAAAACTTTGTAGTATTCTTTATTGAGTAACTCAATAGGTATTAGATTGTTTAACTTTGGGCGGTGTGGGTGCATGTGAAAGCGCACCGCACCGCCTTTTTTCTTTGCAGATATGACAACGATAAACTTTTATTCATACAACGGACACCCGAACACGGTAAACAAGCAGTTGGGCGAGTTTACGGCGATTGAGGGCGATTTGCGGCAAACTTTCGATGTGTTGCGCCCGACCGTTACACTACGAAAGCAACCCCGACCGACTTTCAATTACTGTTATATACCCGATTTGGGGCGTTATTATTTCGTGGATAGAGTGAGTTTTGAGGGAAACAACGCCTACGAACTTGTATTGCGTGTGGATGTGCTTAAAACCTACGAAACGCAAATTTTAGCGGCAACGGGGCGCACCAGCGAAGCGGACAACCCGAACCCGTATATTTCCAACCGTGAAACGGTTTTCGACCGCCAGCCGAATTTTGAGAAAGTACCGTTTGCAAATACGGGCTTACTCAATGAAACGGGCGGCATTATCATGGTAACATTAAAAGGAACTGAAAATTAAAAGGATATGGCAGTAATTGTAAACGTGCCTAACGCACACGATGATAACAGCGCATGGAATGGAAGCGTATGGGATATTAACGTAAGGACTAACACCGATTACGTTTTCAAAGGTGATATTACAGCGTCTTACCTAAATACGAGCGGCGAACCCGTAACCGTAACACTTGACATGAACGGCGCAAAGGTTTGGGCGTTTGGCGAACTTTCGGATACTGATGCAGACACCGAAATAACAATTAACGGGCAAACCCGTAATGAAAACGAAATGGACGTTACTAACAACGTGCCTAACACGACCGTACAAGCCAACCGAATAAGCAGTTATAAAGCCGAATTGACACTAACGGCAAACGAGGATTACAAGATAACAACGGCAAAAGTAAATTACACCGATGATTACGATTATCCTGCAGAGGACAACATGACAATTTCGCAAGACGGTAAAACGGCGAATTGGAGTAGCGAGTATTGCAACACGGGCGAGCCGTTTATTATTTCGGGCGAAACGCAAAGCGAGGGAACACCCGAACTAAATGTTATAAACAACATAACGGGCAGCGGCGTAACCGAACAACATACGTTTGACGGGGAAACGGCAACTTTCACCGTTACGGGGCAATACAGCCCGAACAAAGTACGTTTCTTTGGGTTGGCTGCGGCTTACACGGGTACGGACGGGCAAAGCAAAACGGCAAATTTCATTGTTACCGATTTGGAACACAGCCAACAAGCGACATTAACCGTTACCGACATAGACCCAACGCAGCCCGTAACGCTTACGGGTAGTTACGATAGTGTAATAGAGGTTGCGACAAGCCTAACGAATTGCACGGCAAACGATGATTTACCGCAATACGTGAAAGATAAGCAAGTATTAACCGTTACACTTACGGCAAACGTAAACACAGAGTTTGACACCGAGCAAAGCGAACCAGCGTTTTATTATACCGATGATCACGGCGAACCAAATACGCAAAAACTTACAATTTCAGACGATAAGAAAACGGCAACGGGTAGTTTAACGGTTAACGGCGATTGGGGCGAAATTTCGATTATAGGTGAAGCGTTCCCCGTGGCAGTTGTAGGCGAGCAGTACGGCGCAATAAACGTGTATTTGGTAACGCTTGATGAGTTGGCAGAGTTTAGCAAAAAGCGGTTTTTCAAAGAAACGGGAACAGACCCAAGCACGGGCGCACCCATATACGAAAACATAGATTTGGGCGCATACGTGAACAAGATACGCCGTATTTACACCAACATAGGCGCAAGCAGCACCGATGTAATACGATGCGGCAACTACAACACGGGCGTATCTTGCCACCAGCCAGCAACCGACAAAATAACGCTTGATTTCGGCACGGCGGTTGTACCAGCGCACAATGAGGATAACACCGACTACGAAAGCGAAATAAAACTTTTCTTACCTTTTGCAGGCTTTGTAAACATTGATAACGCTTATGCAGGGCAAACGATAGCTTTGCAGTACGTTATTAACGTGGTGACGTGCAACGGGGTTGCGCTTTTGTCCTGCAACGGGGTTATTTTCCAAGTTGAGGAAACAGAGCCAAGCAGCGAAATATTATATCTTTCGCCAAGTACCCAAGTTAAAACCGTTGGCGGCGATGATTGGAACGAAATGTTATATTACGGGTTAGAACCTTACATTTACTGCAAGTGGTACGAAAGCGCAAGCGAGGGCAGGAACACCGACCGACAAACGGGCATTTTAGGTGATTTCAGAGGGTTTAACGTGTTCGATGATGTTACACCCATACACACCGCCGAAATGCTGACAGAAGAGCAAGAAATGATTTACACGGCTTTGTCTGACGGCGTTTATATTGAGTAACCCGAATAAGAGCAAAAGAAAAGGCGGCAACTTGATTGTTACCGCCTTTTTTCTTTGTGCCGTGCTGATTGTTATTTGTCCTGCATCATATCAACACCCGTTAAACACATGTATAAATTTGTCGGGTAAGTTTCGCAAAAGGTTTTGAAACGCCCGATGAGTTTTTCAGTAGCTATAAAGTCATAATTCTGATTTTTGCAGGCACATTCTTTCGCAAACTTGATACGGGTATCACGGTTAAACACGATTTGATTTTCCAGCATATCGGCAAGCGTCTGCATACTTTCGGCAACGCTTTCCAAGTTGGTACGAATTTCGGGCGCATTTGCCGCCAAAAATTCAATGTGTTTCTTACTTTGCAACACTAAGTTTTGCATTGAGTTTAACACTTTCTGATTTTGATAAATTAAATCGGTTGTTTTCATATTGATAAGTATTTAATTGTTTAACACGGTGCAAATGTACGCAATTATTTCGATACGCAAGCGGTTGGCGTGTTATTTTGTGTTAAATTATTCTTTTATGATTATTTAACATTGTGTTCCACGTGAAACAATTTATTTTGTGTGTCGGTGTGGCAGTGTTCCACGTGAAACAATTTCACGGGCGCACACGCATAACAAAAACCGTGCCAAAGTCGGGCGCAATGTGTTAAATTTTGGTAATTGCGACCCATAGCAAAAAGCGTGCCACAATGTGTTAGCAACTGTTAAAAGTGGGTTGGGATATGTTAAATAGGGGTCAGTAGCGTACCTTTAGTTAATAAAGTGAATTGTGTTA